GTCAGAACAACGAACAAAGCCAACGGCGTCCGCCTCATCTCCGACACCACGGCCGTCACCGGAACATTCAGCGTTGTCGAAAGCCTCGACGCCGCAACCAAGTTCCACACGCTCGCAGGCAACCAGACCAACGTGGCGAACACCACCGGCGCCAGCGCCTATGCGTTCCCTGTCGGCACCGCCATTGAGGGCAGCTTCACCGAGATCAAGCTGCACGCTGGCGCCGTGCTCGCTTACTTGAAGTAACGCATCTGAGGAGCCGGAGATGAGCTTGCAGTATTTTCATCACAATTTCACGACCACTGAAAAAGGCGTCATCGGCACCGCTACGTCTATCGGCTCCTCGGTGTTCAGCATGCTGCCCCATTTAGAGACGACTCTCAGGGTCGCCGGTCTTTGTGTCGGCCTCGCGGTCGGCATCGTCACCTTAATTTCGGTCCTTCACGACCTGAGAAAGAAACAGAAGCAAAAATAATATGCGTAACTACAAAACAACCCTGCTCGGAATCCTCACTATCATCGCCTCACTCAGCACCGCTGGCCGCGAATTCCTCGCCAACGGCAGCATCCCCGACCTCGGCCTCATCGCCGCGAGCCTGCTCGCCGGTTGGGGCTTGGTCATGGCCAAAGACAACAACGCGAGACTCTGACTCCATGAGCGCCCGCGTCACAAAAGCACTTGCAGTTGCGATCCTCGCCGCCATCTGGGCTGTCGGTGCGGCTGGGTGCGTCACGGTGGGCTACGACTTCATTAAGCAACAGGCCACCGTCACGGTCACACCTAGCACCAAGGGCTACAAGAAGTAAGCAGATGTGGAAGTGGATCAAGAGACTGTTTGGCAAAAAGTCCGCGACTGGCCCAGCGCCAGCCTCGCCGAGCTTGCCATCCGTATCCACAACAACCTCCACACCCGCCGCGAGCAAAGCCTACGACGAGCGCAGGCTGAACACCCCAAACAAAAGCGGCAGACCCATCACGCCGACCATGATCGTGTTGCACCATACGAGCGGCAGCTATAACGGCAGCGTGAGCTGGTGCATGAACCCTGAGAGCAAGGTGAGTTACCACGTCATCATCGCCCGCAACGGCAACCGCACCGTCCTCGCCGACGACACGGCCCGCTGCTGGCATGCAGGTATCAGCTCATGGCAGGGCGTGCCGGACTGCAACAGCTATTCCCTCGGTGTGGCGTGGGACGGCAACACATACGAAGACCCGCTCAGTGAAGCGGCCATAGAGTCCGCCATCCAATACATCGTGCCCCGCATGAAGCGCTGGCACATCCCGATGTCCCGCATCGTCACGCACCAGCAGATTGCCCCCAATCGCAAGAACGACATCAGCCCCGCCGACGCAGCGCGGTTCAAAAGCAGACTCAAGGCAGCACTTAACTAATGGCATTAGAATCTCCAGTCCAACGCGACGGTGACGCCGGTTTCCTCGGCTTCGCTTCTCGTTTGAACCCGCTGACCCTTCCGGCAGGCATGCTGCAAGACAGCGTGAACATGCGCTTGGACAGGGGCGTTGCCCAGACCCGCAAAGGATCAAAGCGCCTCACCGACACCATCGGGACAACCGGCGCCCCGCTGACGCTCGACTTCACCCTCGGCACCGACAAGGCCGTCACCTCGATCACCCGCGCCTCGACCACGGCCACCGTCACCGCGACCGCGCACGGATTCACGACCGGCGACCAAGTGAACATTCGCGGCGCCGCCGAGACCGACTACAACGGCGACTTCATCGTCACCGTTACGGACGCCAATACTTTCACCTACACCGTCAGTGGCAGCCCCGCGACACCGGCCACCGGCACGATCATCGCCAACAACGGCCCCGAAGTGCGCGACTCCTACGAGGGCGGGCTTTATGCCGCTGGCGTCTTCGCCAGCCAGAACTACGACAACGCCAACGAATTTATCGTGCTCGCCGGATCAGACAGCGCCACGCTCTACCGCCAAGGCCAGTCGCCGGTGGTCAAAAACTACCCGAACACGCCGCAAGAGCGCATTGAAGGCACGGACACCGTCAGCGTCGTCCAAGCGTTCGACCGCCTCTACATCCTCCGCGAAGCCGACCGCAGCGTCAGCGGCTGGGAGCAAAAGCTCACGACCGCGTCAGGCATCACGGTCAGCACCACCACGGCCACCATTAACGTCACCGCCCACGGCTACCCCGAAGGTGCCCGCGTCCGCATTGAAGGCAGCACAACGCCCGCGTTCGACGGCCACGAATACGACATCACAGGCATCGCCACTGACTCTTTTACCATCACCGTTCCAAGCGGCACTGCAACCCACGCTGCCGCAGGCATCAAGGTTCGCCGCGTCAAAGCGCCGATCTATTGGGACGGCGGCGCTGGAAACTTCGTCCGCGCCACCGCAGGTGTGCCAAGCGAAGGCGTCACCTACACCCGCATGCCGAGTGTCGGCTGGGCGAGTTACCATAACAATCGGCTATGGATCGCCAAGACCCGCGACACGGTGGGAATCAGCGACGTTTTGGACTCCGACTTATACGACCCATTTTGGAACAGCTTCCGCGCAGGAGCGGGCGGCGACGACCGCATTGTTGCAGTGCATCCATGGATCGAGGGCCAAGCCCTCGTCTTCTGCCGCAAGTCCATCTGGCTCGCCACCCTCGGCCAAGTGTCGTCCACAGATGGCAGCGACTTCAGCGTAGACACTCCGGTGTCACAGCTCACGCTCCTCACCAACGAGATCGGTTGCAGTGCCCGCAACACCATCGTCACCGCAGGCTCGTTTGTTTTCTTCCTGTCTGACGCCGGTATCTACCGACTCGACAGCCGCCTCGATCTAAAACTTCGCGGCGACACCAAGCCGCTCTCCGAACCCATCGCCGACTTGTTTAGCCAAGTGGTTCAGTCCCGCGTAGAGCGCAGCGCCTTCGGCATCTGGCACAGCAACCGCTATCTGGTTGCGCTCCCGACCAGCGCCGACCCGCTCGACGGCAATCAGTTGGTGGTTGCTTGGAACGCCTTAACGGACACTTGGGAATACCGCGACATCTATCCGAGCAGTGCATCGGTCAACCAGATCCTCGTCGGCACCTACGACAACCAGCGCCGCGTCTTCTCGGTCCCGCGCTCCGGCAACCTCTACCTGCTAGAGCAAGAGGACACAGCACTGGACGACAACGCCGTCAACGCAGGCACAAGCCCCATCACCGGCAGCATCAAGACCCGCCGCTACGACTTCGGCGACATGCACTCAAAGCGATTCCTCCGCACGATCGCCGATGTCGTCATTCCGGCAGGCGCCAGCGTCACGACCAAGATCAGCACGATCAATCCCGACACCGAGACAACCATCGGCACGCTGACCAACAGCACCGCTTCCCAAGAGGACTACAATATGAAAAGCCCCGTGCGCTACAAAGCGCACAGCGCCGAAGTCATTTACGAAACATCCGGTGGGCGGCCGGAAATAAGATCCGCCAGCATTGAGGCGTCGCCCAAGTCGTTGCCTCCGACCGAAACCCGATCAGCAGCATAATTCCTATGGCTACCTACGCATACACATTCACCTCCGGTGACACCGTCACGCCGACAAAGCTCAACAACGCCCGCACAGTCAGCGAAATCGTCAACGCCGACATCAGCGCCACCGCGGCGATTGCCGGAACAAAAGTCGCGCCAGCCTTCGGCGCCCAAGACATCACCGTCAGCACGGCCAACCGCTCAATCACCAACACCGGCAACTTTGCGCTGTCGTTTGGGACGAATAATACGACGCGCGTTACGATTCCAGCGGCAGGCGGCATTTCGATTGTGACTGGCTCACCTGATCGTATTGGCGCGTCCTTCTCAAACAACGCCGTGTCCACGCTAGATTTTGGAAGTCCAGACAGCGGAGATGGCAATTTCCAACTTCAGTATGACAGGGCCGGAGGACATTTCAAATTTCTAGGAGGAAGCACTGGCTCGCAAACCGAACGCATGCGAATTGACGTCTTCGGGAATGTGGGGATTGGGACGAGTTCTCCTATTGCTAACGTCCACGTCCGAAGTGCTTCCGGAACAACGCTACGCCTAGATCAGACATCAGGTGAGGCAACTATTGAGTCTACAAACACGGGTGTTGGGCTACGCGACTTAGTGCTAAAGGGGGACAAACTGATCTTTAATGCGAATGCAGCCGAGCGCATGCGCATCGACGCCAGCGGGAATGTGGGGATTGGGGCGACGGCGCCAGTCAATTACGCCAACAACACAACGCTCACGCTTCTCGGAACGAATGGTAGCGGAATGACGTTTGGCACAAATGGCGGAAGCGACCGAAGTGAAATTTACTACTCGGCGACAGAAACATATCTAAAGACAATCAACAACACGTCGCTCTGGTTTGGCACCAACAACGCCGAACGCATGCGCATCAAATTCGACGGCAATGTGGGGATTGGAACCGCAAGCCCCGCCTACACCCTTCACGTCAACGGCTCCGTAGCCGGAACATCCGCCTACAACAACCTCTCCGACGCCCGCGAAAAAGAGAACATCGTGTATGGCCTTGTCAATGCGCTCGACACGGTCAAGGCGCTGAAGCCCGCCAAGTTTGATTTCAAGGAAGGCGACAAAGGTAAGATCGGATTCATCGCGCAGGACGTGCAGCCCTTGGTGCCGGAGGTTATTACGTCCTACGAGAAGACCCTGCCGGATGACACCAAGGAAGAGCGCCTGTCGATCCAAGAGAGCAGCCTGACCGCTGTGCTGGTCGCCGCCGTGCAAGAGCTATCCGCCAAGGTCGAAGCCCTAGAAGCCGCCTAATATGAAACCCCAACTCGCCGAACTCATCGAAGCCTACGCCGCCGCCCGCGCATCGGGTAGCCGGTTGCTGTTGGAGTTTGCTGTGGGGCAGCTCAATGAGTTTATGGCGCGGGTGGATGTGGTGGAGAGCAAAAAAGAAAGCGAATGACGCCATGGCGGCAGGCATTTACATGGGCTTTGGCCAACGGCGTGACGCAGGAGCGGTGGGAGCGGGAAGTTGCGCACTGTCTCAACGAGGGCTGGGTCATCAGCACGCCGTATCAGTTTTTGGCATTTTACAAGTCGGAGCACGCCGGACAGCCAGCCTATTTTGTGGTTATGGCGCTGGGAGGAAATGGAAACGTGTTGCGGCGCTTCATGCGCTATGCACCGGAGCCATTGCCTTGGGTGGTCTGGCACAGGAACAACGAGGAGCGCCTGCGCGCGTTCCGGTGGGAACAATTAGCTAAGAAAGCGAGGATATAGATATGGGATTTGGAGGACAACAAGCACAGGCGCCAACATTGGACGTTGGCCAAAGCACGGCACTGCCGAAAGAAATCATCAGCTTGCTCAAGCGAGAGGCGGGTCCGGTGACTCAGGTTCTTGGCAGCGCAAGTCGCCAGCAGGACGTTGCCAATAGACTTTTTGGATTACGCTCTTTGACAAACCCCGGCGAGGCGCTTGGGCGTCAACTTGAGCGTGAGACAAGGCCGCTCCTTGCGTCCGCGCAGAAGGAATTAAAGCCATACCTTGGCGCGAAGCCAAGAACCGACCGAAAGACCGGCGAGACATTTTACATGGTAGGCAAGCAGCGCCTATCCGCAGACGACTTTGAGGCAAGGAAGTCCAGCCTTGAGTCTTCGGTCGATCAATACAACCGCGACCTTAGCCAAGCCAGAAACTACGATCCCATCGCGGAACTCACCGGAGCCTTCAAGGACGAGTATGGTATGCGCGATCAACTGCTCGGCAACATGCGCCAAAGCATCGGATCAACGGCCGAATACGGCCGCTTCCAAGATGCGCTTGGACGCGGCGTGCAGGCACAGCAGGCCGACATCGAACGCATGCAGGCGCAGCAGACAGACGAAAGCTCGTTGGGGCGCAGCCTTATGGACGAAGCCGCGCGAAAGATGGCGCAGGGTGGCCAGCTATCACCGGAAGCGCAGCGCGATGCCGTGCAATCGGCGCGTCAGGGGTTTGCCAGCCGTGGCATGGCGACCGGCAATGCCGCGCTGGGCGCCGAGCTGCTTAACCGCGACCGCTTCGCCCGCCAGCGCGAGTTTGAGAACCTTGGATTCGCTCAAAAC